CAGGCGGCGGCGGCGGCAACTACACGCCCACCCCGCCTGGAACATCATCGAGCGGCGGTCCCGGTGGAGGCGGCTCGTCGTTCAACTACACCGCAGACCGCTCGCACGGCGCGCGCAACGGCAAGGCGCACGCGAGCACGCTCAACACGCTCGGCGACGGCGGCATCGGCGACGCCACGGGCAAGGACGGCGCGCTGCAGTTCCACTGGCGCACCTGCTCGTCCTGCCCATGTCCCGAGATGCCGCAGGGCTTGCCGCCCGCGCTGTTCATCTGTCTGACGCAGGAACAGTTCAACGCGCTGACCTCGGCCGCGGGACCAGCACCCGAGAACTGCACCAGCGCCGTCATCATCGGGTTCAAGTACAAGGGCTGGCCGTTCTACATCGCCGCCAACGCCACGCCCATCGACCCCGAGCGGCCATGCGACCGCGTCGCGCTCTCGGGCGACATCACCGAGGCGCGTTGGGTGCGAGGCTCGACCTACTGCTGCGACGTCACCGTCGCCACGCGCATCAACGCAGACGGCGGGTGCTTCACGCCGTGCACGGACGGATGCCCGCAGTTCATCTACTTCTGCGACAAGTACCTCACCGACATGGGCATCCCGATCTGCCGCGATCCGAGCCTCTGCTACGAGATCAGCTACGCGGGCTGCACCTACTACCTCGGCGGCACCTCGAGCGGTCACTGCGATGATTGGACGGGGAAGGTCATCAATCAAGGCAGCTTCAAGGGAACAAGCCCTCTGCCGTGCGACAGCGGCAAGCAGCCAGCCTACTACGACATCGGATGCGAGCCGTTCAGCGGCGGCCTGACATGCGGCGCCAGCGCCACCTACAAGATCGACTGGACGAGCATCTTCTTCTCGCAAGAGCAGGGACCGCCATACGACGGCACCAACTGCATCGGCACGCCGGGCAACTTCGTCATCTGCGGAAACAGCGGCATCGTGCTCCAGCAGACGGGCGAGGTGTACTGCATCCAAGGCGGGCTGGCGTACATGAAGGGAACGCCACTGCAGTGCTGGACGCCAGGAACGCAGGGCTGCGACAGCCCGTTCGGCACCAGTTGGCCGCCGTTCGGCCGCCAAGAGCAGGGCATGTGCAACCCCAACCTGCCGCAGTGTCAAGGCATGACCAATCCGTGCTTCTGCCCTCCGCAGCACAGCGGGGAGATTCAGTTTGGGCAGTTCATCAACGGCGCATGCCCCGAGGAACCGCTTGCCGTTGGGCTGACCATCACGCGCGACTGTCCGATGCCGGCCGGCCATCCGCAGGAAACATCGTGGGCAAGCGTGAGTTCAGGCGGCACCGTGACCGTGCAGCAGTGCACGTTCGTCGGTCAAGGCCGCGCGAGCTTCTTCGCGACGGCGATGCAAGGCATCCTCGGCGACCAGTTCACCGTGACGGGCAGCAGCTTCTGGCTCGGCAGCAGATGCCGAGTCTGCGGCGACGACGGATCATCGTGCCGAGGGTGCACCAGCTCCGACTACTGGGAGTTGCTGTCCATCGACAACACGACCGCCGTATTCGGCGCGCGGACGGATTCGTGCTGGTACATGACCCTCAGCAGCGCGAGCATGTATGCGCACAGCGCGCGCAGTCCGTTCACGGGCGACTGCACCTGCTGCGGCGAGCCATGCTGCGCGCTCATCGCCAACTTCATGAACGACATCGTCGTGCCAGAGCCTTACGGCAGCTCGATCACGCCGGCGCAATGGGCAGGCGGCTTCTACCTCGAGAGCGACTTCTCATGGTGCGGATGTCTGCCGGTCAGCGTGCAAGGCGGGCCACTGCTGGAGATCATCGGATGAGCAAGGTGAAACTCAACGGCGTCGTCTACGACATCGCGGACTGCACGCGCTGGCGCATCGTCAACCAGGCACCGGCCTGCGCAGACGGGCACGACGTCACCGCCTGCGCGTCCTGCGCGCACCGCTCGCCGCGACCGGCGCCACCACCGCCGCCGTCGATCCCGACGCGCGCCATGACTTGGGCACGAGCAGAAGCCAGCCTCGCCACCAGCGGGCCGCTTGATGCGGCAACCGTTACCGCGAGACTCGAGGCCTGCAACGCCTGCCCCAACCTCAACCGCGTCGCCGATGCCCCGCTCGGGTTCTGCCGCGTCTGCGGGTGCGGCAGCAACGCCCGCGCGGAGTTGACCGTGAAGGCCACCATGCCCGCCGCCAAGTGCCCCATCGGCCTGTGGGAAGACCCGCACGCCCCGCGCGCGCCCCTGCCCCCGCAGGAAGCCCCGTAGAGCCGCCCCCACCCTTCCGCCCCTCAACGGCCCACCCCGACGCACGGACGCCCCTGCGGGCGTCTGCGGCCCCTTGCCGCCCATCCTCAATACAACCGCCCCCGCCGCCCCTCCCCCGCCCGCATCGCGAAAGTGACCGATAGCGGGAAAGTGGCGAATCTGCGGAAATATTGATGCCAACCCCTGTACAACTCTTTCGGCGTCGGTATAGTTCACCCATCAGCACCGCGCTGATTCGCAACACCAACCCAAGGAGACCACCGTGCCCACCACCGTCCAGAACCTCACCTTCGGCGTCGAGATCGAGACCGGCGTCCCGTACTCCGCCAACCTCAACATCGGCGGCTACCACAACGGTCGCACCCTTCCCGAGTTCCCCACCGTCGGCACCGTCCGCGGCACCAAGTGGAAGGCCAGCGGCGACGCCAGCATCTCGGTGCAAGGCCACAGCGGCTGCGAGTTCGTCTCCCCGATCCTCAAGGGTGCTGATGGCCTGCGCAACCTCACCGAAGCCGTCGACCGCATCAAGGCCCTCGGCGCCAAGGTCAACCGCACGACGGGTGTGCATGTGCACGTCGAGTTCCCCTCCGACGACCTCGCTGCCCTTCGCCGCCTCATCCACCTCGTCGCGCACTGGGAGTCCGCCCTGTACGCCACGACGGGCACCAAGACCCGCGAGACCGGCAGCTACTGCCGCAGCATCAAGACCCCGAGCGCCCGCACCGCGAACTACAACAGCAGCAACGACGTGCGCGCCGTGTTCAACGACCGCTACCGCATCCTCAACGTCACGCCGCTCCTCAGCGGTCGGCAGCCGACCGTCGAGTTCCGTTGCTTCTCGGGAAGCACCAACCCCAAGAAGATCGTCGCGTGGACCATGCTCTGCCTGTCGCTCGTCGAGGCCGCGCTCAACGGCACCCGCGCCAAGGCGTGGGACATGCCCGAGACGAGCGTCGCCCGCGAGCGCGGCGAAGGCCGCGGCGAGCGGATGGTCAAGGCCCTGCTCAACGACCTGTGGGTGTGGAACGGCAAGAGCCGCACCGCGGGCCAGTTCGGCCACGACACCTACGACCACGCCTTCGCGCGGCACCAGTTGGTCCGCATGGCCCGCAAGTACGACCTCATCGACGAGGGCGCGGACGAGTGACCGCGCGCCTCACCCACCTCACCACCACCACCAACCCTAGGAGACTCAACATGTGCGGCATCTTCGGCATCTTCACCTCGTCCATCAAGTACACCATCCCCGCAGGACTGCTCTGCCGCCTCGCGGCGTCGCAGGTCAAGCGCGGCCACCACGCATGGGGCTGCGCGTGGATCGACCGCGCGGGCATCATCCGCCACCACAAGCGCATCGGCCCCGTCACCGACAGCCTCGACGCGCTCGCTGACATCGCGACCGACGCCGTCGCCCTCATCGGCCACACCCGATGGGCAACCCACGGCAGCGCGCACGATGTCGCCTGCGCCCACCCGTTCACCTGCGACGGCGGCTACCTCGTCCACAACGGCATCGTCAACAACCACGAGGAGATGGCCGCCTCGTGGGGCGTGATGCCGACCAGCGAGTGCGACAGCGAGGTGCTCGCCCGCTGCGTCGAGTGCTACGCCGACCGCGTCAAGGGCGCCACCCTCACCATCAACGACGTCGACCGATCCTCGCCGCTCGCCATCGCCGCCCTGTGGGCGAAGCCCGTGCCCGAGATCATCGTCGCCCGTCGCGGCAACCCCATGCACATCGGCAGCCTGTCCGACAAGGGCAAGCGCGTGACGTGCTTCGCGTCGACCGCCGACGGCATGGCGGGAGTCAAGGGCCTCGTCTGCAACGCCATGGGCGACAATCGCATCGTGCACCGCCGCCTGTTCGCGGTCGGCGCGCCATCCACCCACGAGCTCGAGGCACCGGTCGCGCTGCGCCGCAACGTGCTCGGCTCGTCGCTCTTCAACGGTTGACCACCACGGAGGGGGGCGATGCGACCGCCCCCGTCACCACAACAAGGAGAAGTCATGATCGCAGACCCTGCCACCATCCGCACCACCACCATCACCGACCTGCGCGCCAAGGCCGACCTCGCTCGCACGCGCCTCGACCCGCACCGCAAGCCCGACCTCGACTGTTGGGGCAGCATGCTGCACGACATCGCCGTCGCGCCGATCGTGCCCGCCCGCCGGCTGCTCGCCGAGATCGGGATCGGCGCTGATGCGACGCTGTTCGACATCATCAACGGCCTCGCCGCATGGGGGACCTACCTGCTGCACACCGACCACCTCGACGATTGTGCGCTGCTGACCGCCCTGCAGCCGATCCTAGATGAGCCCGTGCCGATGCACGGGGCAAAGCACTGCGCGGAGTTCATCGACCTCAACCCGTTCGGAAACCCCGATCGGCGGGCGGACCGCGACCGCTCGCTGCCGCACCCGTCATGGAGCACCAAGTGAAAGAAGACATCAACGCCAAACTCAACCTCGCCAACCTCGCCGCGGAGATCCTGTCCGACCTCATCAGCGAGGGCGACGCCGAGCGCCTGCTGCTCGAACGGGCCGACGCCATGCTCGCCACCGCGCAGCGTCGCCTGCCCGCCCTCGCGGAAGGGATCACGCATTCCCGCACGGAGGTCGAGGGTCACACCCTCTGCATCGTCACCGTCAAGGGGCACGACCTGCCGCTCATCACCGACGTCGAGGGATACAGCTCGTTCGTCATCGGTCTGCTCGCCGCGTCGGAACTGCTGGCCGGTCTGAATCAGGAGGGCAACTGATGCAAGGAGAACCCACCTACGACATCACCCCCCTTGTGCTCATCCTCGTCTTGATGGGACCGATCTGGTTGGATACCCTGCTTGAAAGATGCCGACGACGAAAGACCTCATCACCACCAGCGAGATCAGCCGAGCGATCGGCGTGAGCCCGCAACGCGTCAACCAGTTGGCACGGGCTCGCGGCATCGCGCCTGCGCGGACGGTCGGCAACGCCAAACTCTGGCGCGCCGCCGACCTCCGCAGGTTCGAACGTCGCCCGCCCGGTCGACCGGCCTCCACCTGACTCATCTTCTCCCCATGGGCCCGCCGCAGGAAATCTTGCGGCGGGCCTTTACAACTCTGCGGACATCGGTAGACTTCCGCCCCGTGCGGCCCGACATCATCAACTCACTTACCACCGCCCTGCGCATCGGGTCCGCACAACCCGCGCAGGGCGGTGGTCTTTAGGAGACAGCAGAATGGCGATCACGGAGAAGCAGCTCGCCGCGCGCGACTCGGGCCTCGGCTCGAGCGAGGTCGCGGCCATCCTCGGGCGGTGCCAGTACCGCACACCGTGGGACGTGTGGGCGGTCAAGACGGGCCGCGCGGAACCTCAGCCAACCAACGAGGCCATGCGCCTCGGCACCGCGCTCGAGCGCGTCCTGCTCGACCTCGCGAGCGAGGAGTTGGGCAAGAAGGTCGTCGCACCGACCGCGACGTTCGTGCGCGGCGCACTGCGCGCCAACATCGACGGCATGGTTGAGAAGTTCGCCAAGGGCGGCCACATCGTCGAGGCCAAGACGACCAGCGTGACGGACGGATGGGGAGCGCCTGGCACCGCCGAGGTGCCCGAGCGAGTCATGCTCCAGATCCACCACCAGATGATCTGCGCGGAGAGCCCGCGCGCCTACGTCGCCCGTCTGTCGGGCGCCTTCGGCTTCTCGTTCGCGCTCTACACCATCGACCGCAACGAGGACCTCTGCACGGAGATCGAGGCCCGCTGCGAGGAGTGGTGGCAGCGCCACATCGTCGAAGGCAAGGAGCCAGACGCGCCCGCCTCGCTCGAGACCCTCGCGCGCGTCTACCGCCGTCCGGTCGAGGTCACGCTCGACAGCACGCTCATCGCCAAGGAGCGCATCGCCAAGACCAACCTCGAGGCCGCGGAGAAGGCGTACGACGAGGCCAAGGCCGCCGTCATCAAGGCGCTCGGGGATGCGGACGCCGGCACCGACGGCACCTTCGGCGTCAAGTACATCAGCGCGTCGCGCACCTCGCCCGACATCGCAGAGATCGTTCGCCTGTACCCGGCAGCGGGCAGCATCACCAAGACGAGCACGTTCCGCCGGTTCGACGTGCGCAAGAAGGGAGGCGCCAAGTGACGACCCCGAACCTGTCGGCCGCTCTGGTCGACGCGCAGAGCCGCATCAAGTCCGTGGGCAAGGACGCGTACAACGCGCACCACAAGTACAAGTACGCCAGCGCGGAGGCCATGCTCACCGCCGCGCGCGAGGCGCTCAACGACGCGGGCCTCGCGGTCTCGCGCACGGGCTGGCGACTCGTCGACGGCGACATGCCGCTGCTCATCAGCAGCTTCCGCCTCGATCACGCAAGCGGCGAGGTGCGCGACTTCATCGACCTGCCGTGGCCGATCCTCGAGGGGAACGGGCGCCCGTTCGACAAGGCGCTCGCCGGCGCCCTCACCACCCAGCAGGCCTACTTCGTGCGCGACCTCCTGCAGATCCCGAAGGAGGACGAGAACGAGATCGACAAGCGCAACGACAAGGAGACCGTCGAGCAGCCGACCATCGGCATCGCGGGCGCGGGCGCCATCCGCCGCAAGCTCAAGGCCGCCAACCTCAAGCTCGCCGACATGGTCGCCGACATGCGCAAGAAGAACCTCGAGCCGCCTGCTGACCTCGCCGACTGGCCGAGGGATTGGGCACGCGGCGCCGACGCGTGGATCGACCGCATGAGCAAGCCAACGGAGGCCGCCCCTACGACGGAGGCGTGACCCCCCTGTGCGGCGGGAAGGGTGCTGTGTACCTTCCCGCCGCAGACAACCAACTACCCGGTGCCGCGCACGGAGAGGCCTCAGGGCCGCGCGGACGGAAAGCGGTCGCCGTCGTAGGACCGCAGAGGTGCGTCGGAGTGGCAACGGTTGCCACCACCGGCTTGAGGCGGGACCATGACCCTATCCCGCTCCGCAGGCGTGTGCCTGCGCGCTCTACCCGCATGAGTGGCGGGCCGAAACCTCCGGCCGAAATGGTGAGACATGCGGGCGCGACGCTGACCTCCGACGAGAGCGGCACCGTGTCCATCCCCGCGCAAGGAGTGCGCGCGGGGGTCGCTCAGCGTTCGCCCCTCAGAGAGTGCACCAAGGAAGGACAGACCATGCCAGCAAGACCCCGCAACCCCCGCCTCATCGCCATCAACCGCCTGCGCATCGACGGAGGCACGCAGGCCCGCGCCAACCTCGACGACGCCGCCATCGCCGACTACGCCGCCGCCATGGGCGACGGTGCCCAGTTCCCGCCGGTCGAGGTCATCGACGACGGACAGACCCTGTGGCTCGTCGACGGCTTCCACCGCTACCACGCCACCACGCGGAGTGGGCAGGAGAACATCCTCGCCAACATCACCAGCGGCACGCTCATCGATGCGGTGCTGCGGGCAGCAGGCGCCAACACCTCGCACGGAGTGCGACGCACCAACGCGGACAAGCACCGCGCCGTCGCGATGGTGCTCGCCCTGCCCGGCTACCAAGACAAGAGCGACCGCGAGATCGCCCGCCTGTGCGGGGTGACGCATCCGTTCGTCGCCGCCTGCCGCCGTCGGGCCGACGAGGTCGATGAACCGCAGGCCGACGAGCCCGAGATCGAGACGGACGACCAGCCCGAGGAGGCGACGCCCAACCAGCGCGAGGAGATGCAGGCCGCACGCGAAGGCATCAACGCAGTCATGCGGTTGGTCAAGGAAGCACGCCGACAGATCGCCACCCTGTGCGCCGACCGCGCGGGCGCGTTCATCAACCGCGACGCGGTCGACTCCGACCTCAGCAACGCGCTCGCCGCGCTGCGCGGCGCGATGCCCGCCCGCACCTGTCCCGTCTGCCACGGCGAGGGCTGCCGTACCTGCCGCGACACGGGATGGGTCAGCCGCCTGGTCGACGACCACGCCATCCCCGCCGAGCTCCGCGAGGGAGGTGACGCGTGAAAGGCAAGGCACGATTCGCCCGCGAGATCGAGAAGGTGGCCCACCTCAACCGCAGCGGCTTCGCCGCCGCCCTGACCGACACGGGGTTCATCGCCGTGCACCGCGAGTCGGGCATCGCCTTCGAGGTCGGCACCAACCGCACGCTCGCGAGCAAGATCCTCGTCGAGTCCAACGGGACCCCGATGGTCAACGAGCGCCGCATCCCCACGGGTGAACCGCCGCTGCACTGGTTCAACCTGATGGTCAGCGAGTGGGGAGGCTACCGATGAAGTCCAACCCGCTCCTCCGCCTGCTGCCGCCCGAGAGACTCATCGACCGCATCGCCTACCTCGAGACGGGTCTGCGCGCCATCGTCGCCATGGAGCGCGACGAGCCCGCCAGCGCCGCCTACGCCAAGGACCTCCTCAACGGCCTGCCCGTCCCGACGGAGGCCTGTGGGGCCGAATGCGCCGCCCTACGAGCAGACCTCGTGCGCATGACCGCCGAGCGCAACGCCGCCAAGGCCGCGCTCGAGCGGTACATCGCCGAGGACCTCGAGCGCGACCTCTATGCGGGGGAGGGCTGATGCTGCGCCCCTACCAGACCGAGGCCATCGACCGCGTGCTCGCCAGTTGGCGCGAGCACCGGTCGAGCCTCCTCGTCATGGCGACCGGCACGGGCAAGACCGTGACGGCCGCCCAGCTCATCGGCCAGCGCATCGCGCTCGGCGGCCGCGCCATGGTCATCGCCCACCGCGAGGAGTTGGTCGAGCAGGCAGCCGCCACCATCAGGCGCGTCGCCCGCTGCGACACCGCGGTCGAGATGGCAAGCCGCCGCTCGATCGAGGACGGGTTCAGCCGCTGCCCCGTCGTCGTCGCCAGCGTGCAGAGCCTGTCGAGCGAGCGGCACGGCGCCCTCCGCGTCGAGCGGTTCAACCCGCAGCAGTTCGGCATGGTGTGGTTCGACGAAGCCCACCACGCCACCGCCCGCACATGGGCGAGGGTGTGGGAACACTTCCGCGCGAACGAGCACTGCCGCCTGCTCGGGACCACCGCCACGCCTGACCGCGCGGACGAGCAGGCGCTCGGCACGATCTTCGACAGCGTCGCCTACCAGTACGGCATGCTCGAGGGCATCCGCGACGGGTGGCTCGTGCCCGTCAAGCAGTCGGTGGTCCACGTCAGCGGGCTCGACTTCTCCGAGGTGCGCACCACCGCGGGCGAGTTGAACGGAGCGGACCTCGCTCGCGTGATGGAGTACGAGGAGACGCTGCACCGGATGGTCGGCCCGACCATCGAGATCGCGGGCGACCGCCGCACGCTGCTGTTCTGCACGACCGTCGAGCACGCCAAGCGCGTCGCCGAGATCCTCAACCGCCACAAGGCAGGCAGCGCTGCGGCGGTTCACGCGGGCACCGACCGCGACGAGCGGCGAAACATCCTGCGAGACTTCGGCGCTGGCCGCATCCAGTACCTCGCCAACGTCGGCATCGCCACCGAGGGATGGGACGACCCAGCCACCGACGGCAGAGGCGTGCAGGTAGTCGCCATGCTGCGCCCAACCAAGAGCCGTGCCCTCTACTGCCAGATGGCAGGTCGAGGCACGCGTCCCCTGCCCGGCTCGGTCGATCGGCTCGCGGAGGCGGACGACCGACGCGCCTGCATCGCCGCGAGCAAGAAGCCCTCGGTGCTGCTGCTCGACTTCATGGGCAACTGCGGACGGCACCGCCTCGTCCACGCCGGCGACGTGCTCGGCGGAAACTGGGACGAGCCGACGCGGCAGCGCGCCGCGCAGCGCGCCGCTGAAGAGGGCGGCCGAGAGGTCGACATCCTCGAGATGCTCGACGACACCGACCGGCTGATGAAGGACGAGGCCGAGCACGCCAAGCGGCTGAAGGTCAAGGCCAAGGCCACCTACACCACGCAGGTCGTGGACCCGTTCGAGTTCGTGGGCATCGCGCCGCCGAAGGTGCGGGGCTTCCGCGCCAAGATCCCAGCCAGCGACAAGCAGCGCGAGTACCTCGCTCGCAACAAGGTGCCCAACGCCGACCGACTTTCGCTGGACGAGGCCAGCGCCATCATCGACGCCCTGATGAAGCGCCCCAGCTCTGCGCAGGAGTGGTTCCTGAAGCAGCACGGGCGAGACCCATCCAAGTTCGACCGCAAGAGCGCCAGCGACGAGATCGGCCGCATCAAGGCCGAGAAGGAGGCCATGCGATGAGCGACCGACTCAAGAGCGGCGACTTCGCGTTCGTCCGCGTCCGCCTCATGACCAAGCACACCGAGACAGGCCGCGAGGAATGGGTCTGCGCGCAGGTCGGCCCGAGCGGCCGCGACCTGCACGACTGCGCAGGCGTCGTGTGGGCCGAGGAAGGCGCCATCGTCACCGTCAAGGAAGCCCGCGAGATCATCAAGGGGGCCAAGCGATGAGCAGGACCTACAAGACCCTCACCGCGTCGGAGACCGTCGAGCGCCTTCGTGCCAACGACTACGTCGACGAGGGGCGCACCGCCGAGATCATCCTCGCTCTGTCCGAGGCGCTCGCTGCCTCGACATCAGTCGCCGCCCTGCTGATGGAGCACAGCAAGCACCCCGACGCCCGCGACGCGCTGCGCGAGTTCTGCAAGGCGGCAAAGGTGCTGCGGGATCGGGGGATCGCCTGATGCGCGCCACGCTCGTCCTGTCCAGCCGCGACACCGGCGAGGTCGCCTTCGAGGGCTTCCGCGTGAGCCGCTCGCTGCGGTGCCCCGTCTGCGCCCACCTGCATCGGGAGCAGAGTTGGTGTCTCGTCGACCCCCAGCGCGGGCTCGCCATCTGCCCGCGAGTCGAGAGCGACCGCCGCATCGGCGACGCCGGCTACCTCCACCGCCTCGATGGGAGCCGCCTCGACGACCGCCCCCTCATCACCCGCCCCAGCCGACCGGACGCCCCTGCGGTCGATCTAGGCCACCTGCAGCGCGGGTTCCGAGCCGCCGTCACGCCGCGCATCCTCGAGCGGCTGGCCGAGAGGTGGGGCTGCTCGGTCGGCGCGGTCGATCGGCTCGGCTGCGGATGGGACGGCAGCGCGTGGACCTTCCCGATGCGCGACCATCAGGGGCGCATCATCGGCTACCGCCGTCGGCTCGAGGACGGCGGCAAGCTCTGCCTCAAGGGCTCGCGCCTCGGGTTGATCGTGCCGACACCGCGGAACGAGGTCGGCTCGCTGTTCGTCGTCGAGGGCGAGAGCGACCTCGCCTGCGCCATCGACCTGAAGGTTGATGCCATCGCCCGACCCGGCTGCAGGGTGTGCGAGCACCAGGTCGCTGCCCTCGCTCGCGGGCGCGACACCGTCATCGTCGCCGACAAAGACGCACCGGGCATGGAAGGCGCTCGCGCTCTTCGGTCCGCGCTGTTGAAGAACACTCGCAGCGTCTGTATAGTTCAGCCGCCGGGCCGCCACAAGGACTTGCGCGATTGGGTTCGCGCAGGTGGCAGCCGCGACGCGTTGAGGTTCATCGTGACGAGCATGAGAGGCTTCTGATGCCACGAGCACCACGAGACCGCGCGCGGGCAGACCTCGACGCGCGGCTCGGCCGGTGCGGAGAGATGCTCGCGAAGGCTCAGCGCGAACGCGACCTCGCGGAGGCCCGCGGCAGGCGATGGCTCGAGGACCTATGCGCGCTGGACGACGAAATCGGAAGGCTGATGCGGCACATCGAGGCCGAAGTGCGCGCAGGCAAGGCGCGAGCGATTCACCACCACCTGTACGAGAGGCTCCTGAAAGCAAGGGAAGCCGCACGGTTAGGTTCCTCGTGAGCGGAGAGCCGAAAGCCCAGCCACGCATGCGCCACTACCGTCGAGGCAACTTCGTCGGCGGCTACACGCCGCCCAGCGCGGACGGGTGGAAGGTCGCCTGCGCGGTCGCGGCGCACGACGCGGTCGGCAAGCCGTGGACCGAGCCCATCAGGCTCGCGCTGTGGTTCAGGCTGCCGAGACCTGCGAGCCACCTGTGCAAGAGCGGCGCGCTGCGCAAGGGCGCGCCCCTGCGACCGTGCGGCAAGCCAGACCTCGACAACCTCGCCAAGGCGGTCATGGACGCGCTCAACCGCATCGCGTTCAACGACGACGCGCAGGTGGTCGAGTTGATCCTCGGCAAGGAGTACGCGCCGCACTGTGAGCAGGCAGGCTGCATCGTCACGATGGAGCAGGTCGATGCCGAGTAAGCCGCCCACCATCAGCGGCAGCGGAGATCCGCGCAAGCACGGGCGAGGCTCGCGCTGGCACAAGACGAGCAAGACCGCCCGCGCCATCGAGCCGCTCTGCCGACTCTGCCTCGCGGCAGGGCGCACCACGCCAGCCGTCTGCGTCGACCACATCACGCCCCTCGCATCAGGCGGCGCCTCAACCCCCGACAACCTGCAGCCGCTGTGCAAGGCCTGCCACACGCGCAAGACCGCCGCCGACATGGGCACCATCAAGCGCGGCCCGTGGGCGCCACGCATCAGCATCCTCGTCGGCCCGCCCGGTGCCGGCAAGAGCACCCTCGCCAAGCGCGTGCTCTCAGGCAACGACCTGATGTACGACTTCGACGCGCTGGCTGAGGCCATCTCGCGCGCCAAGGCGTGGACCCGCGAGGCGCTCGACCTCGCGCCTGTCCTGCGTCGGATGCGCGACGCCATCATCGGGGCTGCCACTGATGGCCATGTGCAGGGACGCGTGTGGGTGCTGATGAGCGACCTCCAGCAGGCCACCGACCTGCAGGGTGCCATCCCCACCAGCGACCTCGTCGTGCTCGCCACCCCGACCGACCTGTGCATCGAGGCCATCAGGGCAAGGCGCCTGCCAGCAGAGCGCGAGCGAGACGCCGCCCTCGCGGCCACCCGATTCGCCGCGACCCTCGCAGTGATGGAGGCCAACCCAGCAGGGCCGCTACGAGCCGCCAGAATCCTCCGCCAGCGCGGACCCCTCCCAGCCCTGCCCGACAGCGCGGAGCCCTCTGGGGCCGATCCTGCCCCCTCTGCGGGCCTCCAAAGGCCCCTAGGCCCCCCCTCCCCCCCCTTTGAGGGTGCCCCTTCGGAAACTCCGAAACCGCCTTCGTCAC